AAGTGATGATGCTCTACCCATCGGGCTGCCTCAATCCGATTACCTTGCACATCACTCGATTATGTTTACGAGTCGCCCCAACGCTTAGCACATTGCCTTTCGTGTAGCAGGTTTTGTGCGCGTCGGTCTAACTGCGTTACCGCAGATCATCCAACCGCCCTGCGACAGGCTTAGGTATCCGGAACTAGCCGATTGTGTAAGTTTTACTTCTTATCAGACCATGCCATTAAAACAGTGCATAACACTGCTAGGGCTATTGCAAGCCAAACTGTGCGGCTCATTTCTTTAGCCCATCTATAACAGCCGAGCATTGACCTGCGGTTAAAGTCTCAACTACCACGTCATCAACTTGTAGTAATCGGTGGATGTATTCCAGCAGCTGCACATCGTCCCAACCTTTGCCGCGTGCCAGGCTCTTTAAGAAACCGATCTGTTTAGGTGTAGCGCTGCCGTGTGTGTCTGGTCGAGCCGGCGCACTGTTGACCCGGTTAACTTTGTCCATTTCTGTTGCTGATGCACGCTCACCTGTGTGCCCGATGCAAGAATTTGATATTGCTCTACCAATGCAACTGGTCTCGCAATTTTCGATTGCACTTGTCTTATTGACTCCGCTACCGCCAATTTGTTCTTCGGCGTAGCCAGTCGCAATAAGTTTGTCCTCGTTATTAAAACACTCTGCACGCATAATGATCGTTGAGCCGTCATAGTGATGTATTGACGTAATAATTCTGCCGCCTGGGTATTCTGTCCACCAGCGCACAAGGCGTTGTGCAACTGTTTCGTAAAGCGATAGGTCAAAGTGTGCCATTAGCAAGCAACCCAAACTATGGCATTGCGTCCGTACCGTGTTTTACGGCGTGTGCCACTGTCAACAATGTAAGCATCTCGATGCAAACCGTTTATGCGTGCTGACACAGACTGTGCAGGTAGGTCTAGTAGCACACTTATTTCGTCTGCTGTCATGCCTTTAGCCTCTGTGCGGCCAGCCCATTTAATCCAAAAGTGCACTAGCTCACGTTGTTTGCCTGCGTGCGGTTTGGCAGCTTCACCGGCTTGTCTTGACGTGTCTGGCGCGTTGCGTGCAATAGCAACACTTGGATGGTTTAACGCAACTTGCGTGCGTTCTCCAGCCAATCCCAAGGTGGTTGTAAACATTTCTAGTTGGTCATTCATGTCGGGTTCTTTCTGTTTGTCGGGTTTATTGGTTTTACTCTAGTACACGCTTTTAAGCCAGGATGTAACCACATAACCTTTTCTGGGTTGTGCCGGTATCTTGTGCCGTGCATGGTTAGCCCACAGGCTTTACAAGGCGCGTATAACATTTATTGCCGCTTTAATTACTGATGCGTTAAATCTGTTTTGCTCACCGCCAATGGTCATGTGTGCTTCATACATAAGCACTAATTCGTCCAGCAATATGCTGTGATCATCTAGCCGGTCTATTGGTCGAGGTTTGTGGTTTGGTCTAACAATGTCATCTATGAGTTCGCCAAATACTTTGCCTAGTTTGTCGCTGTAGTTATCGGGGTACATTTGCCGGGTCTCCTCTGTAATGCCAGTTTCGGGATATGGGTTATCAGCCATGTGTACTTGCCCATGCTGACCAGCCCACCATACGGTAGAGGTGTACTGCAGCTGTGAGGTTTACATCTGGATAAAACAGATCATCTAAATGTGTAATGATGCCAGCGTCTTTAAGCCATGTTTCGTGCACACCGTTTATTTGCATTAAGCCTCGACTACCGCCGTTGCTGTCTTGGCTATTAAACGCCAGCGGATTGCAACGAGACTCACGAAACATTACGCGTGCCAGCATTGGTGATTGATCTGCAGGCCAGCCAGCGGTAATTGCGTCAGCCACATACTGTGCACAGCCTTTAGGCACTGTGGTGGTTGGTGCAACGGTCACTAGCACAACACTGTTAAGCGTGGTAGTTATCTGTGCGCCTAACTCTAGTTTTGGCTCAGGCGCTTTGTTAGCGTCCCAAAGCAACGTAAACGCCGCTAAGCCACTTATTAGCCATGCACCTAATTTGATTGCAAAATATGTCATTTTTTCTCCAATTGGTAAGGGGTCTGCCAGCTGTCTCCGATTGCATCCTTAAACGCAATTTGAGCGTGAAGCACTTTGTCTGTTTCAGGGTCACGGAATATCTGCACAAGCACCATTTGGCTGCTGTCTAGGTGCGTGGTGTAAACCTCGTAAATATATGTTTTTGCGTCTGCCATTGCATCTCCTATCGTCGGTGTTTCCACCATAGGGCATTACTGTGGCAGTTCGGTGAATACCCTCTTAAACGCTTGCTGTATAAGGTTTAACGGTTGATTAAGAAACAATGGCGATACTTCAACGTGTATCCAGTCGCCGCCTGGTGCGCCGTGTATTTCGGGTTTGCTGTATGACTTCCAAGCTTGACGATCACAGCGCCAGCCGCGCCCAAATGCTTTAGGAAAATAATCAAGTACACATTCAACACCTAGTTCGTTTGCGTTGTCTATAAGTATGCGTAGAAATGCCATTGACCCTTTACGGTTTGCTGTTGGCTGTTTTTCAGACATCCGGTATGATAAGTCAACTGCTCGACCTGTGGCGTGAACACTTAAATTTGTTGAGCCGCGCATATCTCGTATGCCCCAACTGCCGTTATTCCAAAACGAGCCGGCACCATATTTGATGGCTTGCCGTATCCATTCATCCATGCTGTCTATTGGGCCTGCAGCTGCACCATCGCTGTTACCTGTGTATGGCCGTGAGCCAATGATTTTAGGGTTGGCTGGCAGTATTGGCATCAGATTGTTTTCGTTTTAGGCCGTTAGCGGCAACAAGGCCAGACAACGTGCCGGTCATAAAGACTGTAAGCGTTGATAGCAAGTCAATGAACTGTGCGTCGTTTGGTGATTGCTCTAAAGGTTGTGAGATAAACAGCAAGCCCATAACAAAACCTATGACTGTGACTGCAAATGTTACTGCGATTGTGCAGCCAACAAACACGATCATGCGCGCGTGTAAGTGTTCTATTTCTGCTCGTTGTTTATCCATTAATAGTGGCCTCGCATTGTCTAACGGTTTTACATTGGTAGATGTTGGTTGGCGCGTTTGTGCGTGTTGTGGCGCAGGCGGTCAGGATAAACGCAAACACGAAACTAGCTGGCAGGGTTAGGTGGGTACGGGTTTGCATCTTTTACCGCTTGTACGGCGGCTTCCCATGCGGCTTGCGTGTTTGTGCCGCGTTGCCACTCAAAGAACAGACCGTCTGATTGCGCCTCGTATTGTGTGCGGCGTGTTGTTTCTACTGCAGAGTATTGGTTGTTGTAATTGACTGTGGGCCATTGTGCGTCTAGTTCGGCTTGTGTCGGTTTTGTTGTGTTACTCAGCCAGTCAAGTGTGTCGTAATCGTTTTCAGAAATAGTCCATTGAGCGCCGACATAGTTTGCTACTAAAACTTGTATGTAATTAGTCATAGTGTCACCTTGTATCTTTTCATTATGAGTAAGCAATTACAGTCATGGTTCTATTTTTGTTTGTTGTTAATGATCCAGTTTGTCTAAATTGCATTGTAAAAGTGTTGCTACCTGCAGTTACTGTTAGAGGTATAGCGTTTGCAACTGAAAATTGATAGCCTCCGCTTTTTGATGATTGCGCATACGCGCTGTTTGCGTCAGATGCAGCAGTAGTGGTTGCACCAGATACAGCAACGCTGGCATAGGATTCAACTGCGTCATCTGCAGCAAAATTGAAAGACAACAAAACTAGAACTTTAGTACCTGTTGTCATTGTTATTGTTTGCGCTGTAGTCAAACCTACATAGCTTGTGCTGGCAGTTGTTTGCGATGTGTTTACGCGGTTTACATCTATTGCGCTAATTGCGCTTGCTGTAGGCCCAAGAGTAAGCCATGACGAGCCAGAATAATATTGAACAATGTCGCTGGCCTCGATATATGCCAGCTGGCCCTCTGCTAAAACTTTGTTAGACCCTCCGAACGCGGCATCACGCGTGACAGTTGTTGCAAATACTGGTACGCCAGTAGCAGCGCTGATGTTTTGTTGTGCTGCGGTAAGCACCGCATTTGCCACAAATAATGGTACTGAAGTTTGCGCGTTTGCTCCCATGGTTGTACTTTATCCTAACCTAGTGCATTGGTGGTAGATAGCACACCAAATGTGATGTCATCTAAAATGAACTGATCTAGGATGACTGTTGGTGATGTCCATAGGGTCATGCGGTGGCCTGTGTTCATGTCTATAACGTGATCTATGCCCTCGACGCTTAGGTCTTGGTTGACGCTTAGCGGTGTGCCGGATGGAAACGTTTTAGTTATTGACACGGTTTGCCCAATTTCTATCGGTGCTAACGCTGTTTTTTGAGCATCTGTCAAACTGGCAAATGTGGTTGACACACTGGTAAAACGTGGGCGCGGTATTGGGTACAGCAAGTAACTTGCCAGGGTTGCAGCTTGCGCGTTGGTTGATAGCAGGCTGTCCGTGATCGCTTCGGTCTGCGTAAAGTACTGGGCTATTGACGCAGGGTTATTAGAGTTTTGCAACGTGCCGCCAGACTCAATAGTCACGCTGGCATTGTTTATAACTGTCTGCTGATCAAACTCTACAAACACCGCGTCATATGGTGTAGCTGTGCCAGTGTCATCAAATGTGGCTGTTGGCGCTGCCAATGTTGTGCCTATGCGCTCTTGCGCGGTCAGCACGTTTTCTCGATCACAAAAAATACGGCCCTGTTCAGCCTGTTGTATGCGGTTTATGTAGGCGTTTACGTTTGTGCCGCTAGCGATCGTGTAAGCCCCTAGCGTGGCTGTAGGCGTGGCGGTCAAGGATGTAGCGCCTGTGTAGGCTGCAGCGCTTAAAACGGCTGTAATGCGCGCTGACGAGGTTTGGCTAGTGGTCACGGTTTGAGGCAAAAACCCTTGCGAAAGCACATAAGTGTTATCGGCAGCAAAAATGCTGTAGGTGGTCATTCCAGCCATGTTGTAAGTCTGATTAAACGTCGTCACTACGCCTGTAAACAAGTATTCACCGTTGCGGCTTAACCTGATCGGCCTTAATGGTGCTAGGCCTGGCTGCTCTGTTTGCGTGTTGTAATAAACGCTAGAGGTGTTTAACGGGTCATAGTCACGGTTGCCTACCGGCACACTGATTGACACAGACATTGTGCCAGGGCCAAACACGTCTAACGGTTTGTGACGGCCTCGACTAATCGTAATGTTTTGCACCACGTTTGTAATGTCGTTGTAATCTTCGCCGTTGCCGTCCAACACGTCAGGGCCGTTTAATGTTGAGTCATCCAAATAAAAAGCTTCGCCGTCGTAACCGCTAGACAGCTCCAAAAGGTAGGTGCCGCCAGTGATGACTGTGGAGCCAGGCATTATCTAAACAAACCGTCAACAGGCCCATACACCTGCGTGTACTGGGTTAACGCGTCAACTACAGACTTGCCAATTTCAGCACTTGTTGAAATACCGCCGTTGACGTTTATCACAAATTCAGGGCCGTATTTTGAGTTATTAAACATTGAGTACGGATTAAACGGTGCTGCAGGCCCAAAAGATGGCCCTTGACTGCGGAATCCGCCGCCACCACCGCCACCACCACCGCCACCACTGCTTGCCATAGGTGCTGCAGGGCTAGGCATAGCCGGCATTGCTGCGCTTATTTGTGGCATACCTGCGCGCTCACTTACACCTGCAAAATCGCTGCTACTACCGCCACCGATGCTAGGCAAGCTAAGTGATGGCAAAGACGGGATGTCGCTAAACGGGTTAATCAGGTTCATGCCTCGAATGATCAGGTTTATTGCTGAGATGTACGCGTTAGCAAAAGTCTCGAAACCACTGATCAGGCCGTTAAGCACACTGTTAACAATGTTGCGGAATGTCTCAAACGTTTTGTAAGCGTAAACAACGCCAACTACTAGCGCTGCGATACCTGCCGCAATTGCTGTAAATGGGTTTAATGCCATTGCAAAGTTGACTGCCAAAATTGCCACAGATATTGCGGTGATCGCGCCAGCAATAGCCAAAAATGCTTGCGGGTTTTTTTGTGCCCAATCAGCAAATTTTTGTAACACGGGCAACACCGCTTGCACAACTGGTAGCAACGCCGCGCCAATTGACTCTTTGGTTTCGTCTAACGAGTTTTTAAGTATCTTAAAACGCCCTGCAGCGGTATCTGCTGCGGTAGCAGCTGCACCACCAAATGTGCCGCTAAGTACTTGCATCACTTCATCGAGTGACGCGCCGTCTTTGATCATGGCTTTAATCTCTGGTGACAAGGCTTGTAGGCCTTTCATGTTGCCGCCATACGCCTTAGCAAGCGCATCGCTGACCTCACTTAATGACTTATTTGAGCCAATGGCGATGTCTTGCGCCAGCGTTAGTGCCTCTGTTGCTGTAGCAATGTCCTTTGTGCCAGTAACTAATACAGCCAGTGCCGGGCGTAGTTCGCTGTCAGCTGTGCCGGTTGCTCTTGACATTGCGCTAATCATGTCCTCAGTAGCTTTAACCTGTTTTTCTGTTGCGCCAGTGACGTTGTTTAATGTCAACGCAAGTTGCGCGGCTTGTGCTTCATCCTCTGCAGCTGCGGCCACCGCAGCACCAAGAGCCGCAGTGACCGCGCCAAGCGCAGCAG